TTTGAATTTCAAAATTTGAGTTGTTGATAAGGTATATAATTTTGTAATCTTCCGAAATATTAAACCCAGTGAATACAGCCTTTCCATCTGTATTTGTAGCTACTATTATATTTCCTTCTACTTGAAAATTATCGTACACACCTCCTATAATTACTTCTTGCTCTACTTCATCAATAAATGGGTTTAAACCATCTGCACCGTTATTAAGAAGTTCTGAAGTTTGAGTGACACTAAATTGTTTAAAATTTTCATCAAGTATTCCACCATCAAAAATGTACTCAACAATTCCGTCTCCTTCTTCTACTAAAAGACTTAATCCATTTACTCTTTGAAATAAAGTAGAAGCATCAATAGAATCTAGAGCATCTTGTCTAGAAGTAAATATAGTAGCTTTTCTAGGATCTACATTAGCCACATTATTTAAAACCTTTATTCCATTAGCTGTGGTTACTGTTCCAGTTGAATTTATATTCGACATACTATATTTGTATTATGTGATTAGCTGCTAGAGAGTAAGCATTGTCTACTACTAAAGCATACACCCTGTACTCCTCAGTGATATTATCTGGTAAAACAACATCAACAGTTCTAATAAAATTATAGGTGTAAGGAACATTATTCGTGACATCTTGAGCCTCTAAACTTGAACCATTTGTTACTTCTGTTGGAATAGCTACTACAAATATTTTATGAGTTGTTCCAGTATTTAAACTTATGGTGTTTGCATTGTCAAAAGTGTTACTTGACATTCCTCTTACATCTGTTGATGTACTAGGAATAGCGGATAAAGGAGCAAACCAAATTCTCAATCTTTGTGTTATTGTAACTACTGGTGTATTTACAATACCTGCACTTATAGTCCCTCCTGATCCATGACTTACTTTTCCTTGTAGTGTAAAATTTGAGGTAAGATCATTCTCATCAAATTGAGTTGTTTGAGTTGTAGAAACTACATCGCCATTTTTTTCAAGGAGATAAGAAATTAAACCACCTGCTTCTCCTTGAGTAAAGTTTATTGTAATTTCTTTAGAATAATCAGAACCTTTTTCTAGCGTTAAGCTTACCGCATTAAAAGAAATACTAGGCAATATAGCTGGAAATAAAAGCTTGTCATTAAACTCCTGAAGCGTCAAACCTTCTGATGTTGTAGCCGGTTCTCCTTTAAAGAATCCTCCTTGAGTTTCAGGCATCAATTTTTCGTTTACATATTTAAATTCTTTTGCTATTATCCAGTCATCACTATTTTCTAAACTAGGCTCTGTATTTACTCCAGATAAGCTTACCCATTGACTCCCTAAATGCCCTACACTTTCACCAACTTTAGGGCGGAAGTTTACGCTCCAAATCTTTTTTTTATTTTCTGCTGTTGCTGTTATCTGTGAATCCATTTTTTTCTTTTATTTCTAGTCGTTTAGGCTTTCTCCGTCGTTACCATTCGCTCCGCTATTACCGTTTACACTTCCATTTCTAGTTTCTCTAGGCTCTTCGAGTAAAGGTTTTAACTCGATGTTTGAATTTTCCTTTTTGTATTTGTTGTAATTACTTATCCAATCGCCACCATTTGCCATTTCAGCAGCTTGTTCTCTGCTTATTAGCGGGCTATCATCCTTTAATAGTGTTCTTATTGCTCTAGCCTCTTTTAGTGGGTCAATATGCGGCATTTTTTTACCTACAAAACGAGATGAATAATAAGCCTCTAAAGCCATTTCATCATTTGTGGCAACAGCTCTATCATATCCATCGCTATCTAATACGCCAGTCATATACTGATAGTAGCACCAGTAGCGGTTTATTGGCTTGTAGAATTGCTCTACAATTGTATATTCTCTAATAATATCAATAACATACTCCCACATGTTAAGAGCTGCCCTTGAGCTGCTATATGATTGCTCAAACATTTGATTTGCCACTTCTGGCGGAATATCTTGTGAAGCACAAAGCGATCTAACAATTGCCTTATAAAATGGATCAAAATTAACTTCACTTTCGTTTGTTGTAGATTTTAATTTAGCTCCTTTTGGTAAGTTCAAAACTTGACCACTTGTCGATTGTCTTAACGCCTGAGCAGTTCTTCCGCTTTCTTCAAAAGTATTATCTTCATTGGTAACATTAGCGACTTTCCTAGCTCCAAAATTGCCGATAGGATTTTCTCCAGTTGATGAATCATCGTGTTCAAAAGTATAAACTAAATCAGCCATTTTTTCAGCCTTTGAAACGGAAGCTTCAACAAATCTATCTAATTTAGATATTTTCTCCATTATAGAGCTGATTTGAGGAATACCCCTGTGATGATCTACTCGGTGTTTACCGCCATAGATCATCCAAACCATTATATTTCCTCTTGAATCTTTAGCCTTTATTCTCTCGTAATCAGCTAGGTTATTATTTTTATCAGTTTTTACCCAAAATGCAATATGCTCACCCTTTGGACTAACTTCAACACCTTGTACTATTTTGTTTTTATCCCCTTTGCCGTTATCATCAAATGGTGTTTCGATTTGCTCGCCGTCAATTAACTGTATTTTTATTCCTGTTTTTTCTAAACGCATTACAATTAATCCGTCACCACCCAAATAAGCGGTTTTAAACGCATCACTAGCCTTTGCGTGTAAGTTTTGACGACCTGAGTAGTCGCTTAATTTAGATTTAGACCAAAGATTAAAAAGCCTTTCTTTTTTTACTATATTTTCGTCACTTACTTTATCGTAGCCTAATAACTCAAGAACTTGGTTATCTGGCTCATATTCAAACTTTAATCCAGTACCTACGCACCATTTAAAGAATTTTCCAGTAATTAGCTTAACTAAATCGGTTTTAAGATCTAATTCATAAGCTCGAAGCCTTAATTTTAGATGATCTGGCTTTAAGTCGTATATATCTCCAAGCTCTCCAATGGTTTTTTCACCGTCGAAAGCAGCAGAGTATACTAGGTTTTGAGTACGCGGATAGGCTGGCATGTAGTTACCGCCAAAACTATTAGGATCTAAGGGTTTTAAGCTACTATTTTTACTAGATTGATCGTTTTTTTGCTCAGCTTTTTTTGGCTGTTTAGATTCTTTTTTGAAAAAGTCATTCCATGCCATAAATTAATTGTTTAATCGACCCCTTAAAATGGTTATTCTTCCATTATATCTGTTAATATACATCTGTAATTGCGTATCTAATGCGTGTATTCCTTTGATAATTTGATCTAAAGACCTAAACTCTGTGCTTATCTTAGTTTGTCCCGTATCTAAGGTATAAGAGGCAGTTCCAGAATCATCTATTGCGCTAGCCATCGTATCATACATAAGATCGATTAAAACCTCTATAGCTTCAATCTTAGCCTTATTGGAGGCTCTTGATGTAATATATTCTGAAATACTATAAATGTATATTCCCATATATGCAAATATAATAAAAAAAGCTATTGCGGTTAACAATAGCTTTTTTTATTTTTTTAAGAATACCTCCTAGATGTTTTATTTTTGAAGTTCAATAGATTCAACTTCTTGATATCCAAAAGAAACATAAAAAGCACTTATAGCACCTAATACACTGTAAGCGCTAACTATTTTATCATCATTTACACATCTAGCATTGTAAGTAACTTTGTATTTTTTCATGGCTTTCTAGTTATCATTAATTATTAAAACATTTATATCATCGGTAATTTTGAAATCATAATGCTCGGTATTATAACCGCCATAGGCTAAAGTGTAAAGAATTGAACTTTTTGAAATAACTAACTCGGTTACAATCCTTTTTTCTCTTTGAATATCTGTAATTAAATAAACAAAATCTCCAATATCAAATTTGTTGTCTATGACCATCATTTTGTTTTATTTATTACTATTCCTTTTTTGTTAAACTTTAAGCCGTGCAAAGGACAGGTTTTTACCCCATCTTCGTCAGCTTTGACTTGGCTCAAATCATATCCCCTATGAGGACATTTTCCTTTATGAATACATTTATTTTTTAGTTTTGACTTTTCGATTAAAGAAACATCCGTAATTCCTGTAAAATCTTCGTTTAAAACTGGTAATAAATGATATTCTAAATCTCCAAAATCTTTCTCAGGTCTTAATTCAGTTGCAAATATGTGTAAAGAATGAGAATTTATAACTGTTGGAAAATTGCCGTCGTTTTTATGATTTATAAATCTGTAATCTAAATGAAAATGACTTTCTTTTTGACCATTCTCAACATCGTTATGAGGATGATTAATGATTGGTAATACAAAAATCTTAGTATTCTTTTTAATTTTTACATCTAACCAAATATTTTCTTCATCTTCTAATTCTCTTTTGACCAGACAAGGTACTAAGAATATTTCTCCCTTTATTAATGGTCGTTGCGCTTCTTCAACTTTCATGATTTATTTTTTTTTATTTCCAGTAAGTTACTTTCCAGTTAATATTTGGCATATCAAAATGGAATCTTTTTTTAGTTATAAAATATGTGCAAAACGATTGTTTTGTTTCTCCATCGCAATCGATTAAAACCTGATATTTTTCTTCTTTATCAGGTTTTTTATCTTCGATTTTATTCCAGTTTTGAAAAGTTATTTTTTTCATCTTACAAGTATATCACTACCTACATAGCTAGGTCTACTGTGCATTTCTATATCACACATTTTTTGATTAAAAACTATATAATCATTTTTAGGAAAGTTATCCATTACAAATAAATGATATTTGTTTTTAGTAGCGTTTGTTTTGTTTGCACATTTCTTAGCTAGTTGGTTTATTGTAAGATTTTTCATGGTGTATCGTTTTTAAGTACACTACAAATATAAAACACAAAAAAACATAATAAACTAATATTAACAAAGTTTTAATAGTTTGCTCTTGCTTTTACTTTTATATCCGCGCCTTTGCTTTGCTATTCACTTACAAACTCAACAAAACTCGCCCAATCTAAATGTCTAAATCTAGAAGGGTTACTTCTTTTTATTAGGTCCATGAAAACATATCTAGCCGCTAAATTATAGATCTCTACATCCCAAAAGTGGTTTTCTGTCATGCTTGTTTTTTTATCCCATTTGAATCCAACTACTTGACCGTTTTCTTTTACCTCTTTTCGTTGCTCACTTTCAAAATGTTTAAAATATTCCTTAAAACTATATTTACCGTCCCTCGGGTTTGGAAAATTCATAAAGCCTGGAGGTTGTGTTCCATCATCTGTTTTTCTTAGCTTCATGTAGCTTGCCAGTTCATCTTTTAACTGGTCGACCTCTGCAATATATAGCTTTGGATTTTCTCGGCTTCTCTTAACGGCTGGCGTGTCCTTTAAATCAGATCTAAACTTTTTATCTGACCTACCTTTAATTCCGTACACTGGATTATCTCCGTCATACATATTGATAAATTGATCGGCATATCTAGTGAAGTTTCCAGTATCAACTATCGAAATACTAATTATGTATTCAGTACCACTTTGACCAATTATATCCCTTTTTATTATTTTATCCAAAATAGGCCATACGCTGTTTTTCTGACCATGCATGTAAGTGTATTTTTTTCTCTCATGATCTTTTTCAATTTCCTTTTTTGATTTTGTATGTTTACGCTTAAAAGTTCCAATGGCTCCTTGATCGATTGAATATTTTACACCATTTGCAGCATATGCGGAAATTGCCCAATCGATTCTTACATCTTCAATATCTTCATCGGTATTCATAATTCCTCCAAGGTCAGCAGCAAGAGATATAAAAACAATTTCGCCGTTTCCGTCCTCCTTTGATAGCTCATCTGGTATTATTCCAATATCATAGGTTCCCGTATTTTTCATTAATTGCATGATCTTTGGAGCCTCGCCACGTTCCTCAAATGGTAAACCTAGCCGAACATTGTAAAACGCTTTTAACATGTCAACGTTTACGGGTTTTTTTGGCGGGCATGCTTCCAAAAATTCTTTTACAAGATCTTGCCAGCTAAAAAAGCCAGGAGGTATTATAAGCGAATTAATATAATAGCTTTTATAATTTTCCTCTATTGCTTGAGCCGTTGCAATCCATTTGCCGCTTCTGTTTAATTTGTCTTTTGATTTTTGGCTAACCTTATGGCCACAGTGTGGACATTTATATCTTACGCTATTTTTTATTAGTTTATTGTTTTCGTCAGTTTCCCAGACTATTCCAGCGCGTTTGTTGTTAGGTAAATTAATTTGAAAATCCGTAGGCATCCAACCATCGCATTTTTCGCAAAGCCAATGCCATTTTCTCTGGTCCCCTTGCATGTAAGATTCATAAACGTTTGACGATTGGGTTTCTGTAGGCGTGGAAATAACATACATTTTCGCTAAATTACCATAGGAGGTTTGACGCGCTTCAACTAGCTTTCTAATGCTTCCCTCTTTTTTATCACTTTTTGGAGCAGCATCAAAGTCATCCATGAGAACAGTCTTAACACTGAAAAATCTAAACTTACTAGCGTTATTGGTTCCCTCAATAATTGCGGATCCGCCAGCAAATTCCTTTGATAAATCCGTGTCTCCAGATCGTTGACCCTTCGCTCTTATAGTGTTGGGCCTAATTAGATGCTTTAAATTACTAGCCTGCATAATATTATCAAACCGCTCCCGAATTGTTTTCTTTGCCAAATCCTTATCTCCAGCAGTAAATAAAAAATTATCTGGATTTTCAGAAATTATGTAAGCCATACCAGGAACCACCAAACCTTGAGTAATTCCAGATTGTGCGGATTTCATTACCGCAACCATTTTAGTCGGATCGCTAGGGTGTAACGTGTCAACAATTTCACGACAATATGGCGATAAATCGTAACTCATTCTCCCGTTAAATCTCGATACTTCTTTTGGTAAAAAAATATTATCCTCAATCCATTGGCTCGGAATCTCTTTTACAGATTTATAACTGTATAGTTTTTCTTGAAAACTATTTACTTTGTCTTTCCATTGCTCTGCTATCATTTTCTTTTGCTATGCTCTGCTATCATTTTTTATTTCCTTTGCCCTCTGTTTAAAGTTTCTGAATATTCCTCAATTGCGTTATCTAATTCTTGTTGAGATAGGTCTTTTGATTTTTC